GTACCCGTAGGGTACCCCACGGGTGGGGGTAACTTACCCCACACCCGTTTTTGTGTGCGCCCTGGCTCGCCCCATCCCCCCGATCATCAAAAATTTTTCACCAAATTTTTGGACCTCATGGTAGAAGAAAAAACGACACTTTTCCCTTGCCCTTCGCCCCTCCACCACCGACCATGACACCCAAGCCCTCCACCATGTCCCCTCGCCGCAACACCGGTCAAGCCCTAGACAAGACCTATCGTCGAAATAACTTCGACGATCCCACTGCTACGAAGGACGCCGAGATCAACGAACCGTATCAACCTCCCAACACCACCCGTCCCATGGTGCTCATGTCAAAACCCGAAACCCTGGAGATGCTTCAGCGGCGAGATGCCCCGGCTCCGCCTCCTGGATACAGGTACACGCTTGATGGGAAACTGGTCCCATTCCTCGAGACCAAGCTACCCGTTGAATCAAGGGAGGCCCAGGCGGTCTTCTGCGAGGTACTGGAACGAACAGGGTCGAGTCGCGCTGCCGCGGACGCCCTGGGCATCTCGCTGGCGGTGGCGAAGCGATACTTCCTCAAGGATCTCGACTTCGCCGAGGCGGCGGAGGCTGCGGCAGATCGCCACAGGCAGACACTCTACGCAGCAGCCGTCCAGCGAGCTACTGTCGGGGTGATGGTACCGATCATCGGGGGCAAGGACAAGGATCAGATCGTAGCGTATGAGTGTCGCACCAGCGATTCCCTTCTCGCTCTCCTCCTCAAGCGACACTTCCCCGAGTTCCGTACCGAGTCTAAGTCGCTGACTATCAACAATCAGCCGACGGTCAACCTGAACATCAAGGAAATGGACAAGGGTAAGAGGGATCAGCTCCGCAAACTGCTCGAGGATTCACCGAAGGTGATCGATACGACGGCAACAGAAACGGAAGATTCCAGCGGCATCGGCGGATCATCCTTCATTCCTCTCACAGATAAGTAGCTCACATGGCTTGTCCGCACAGTAGACTCAACTACTCCAACCCGTACAACTGCTCACAGTGTCTCGGGGTGACTCCGCGTAAGGTGGTCGTCCAAGACGGCCTCATCACCATCGACGGGCAGGAGCACAAGAACCTGGCGGATTCCAACAAGGCCCTCTACTTTGAGGAGACCCAGCACAGCATCCCCCGCAAGCACAGAACGTGTGGTATATGCAGGTTGCCGGGTCACAATTCCCGCTCCTGTAAATCCAGTGCCCCCGTCACCGTCATCACCCTCTTCAACTAGTCATCCAATGGCTAGGGGAATAGAGATCAACTGCGCTGAGTGCGGCGATGGGATCATCATTCTTCTTCCATCGCAAACGGTCGGGCAGGCTGATCGTCTTCTGCGATCGTTCATGGCCGCAGGGCCGGTGAGCGTTTGCTGTCGCTCGCATACATCGACTCGACTCCTGGGCTTTGGCCCAGTGGGGCCGGCGACTGATCCGCGACAGGCTGAGCTCCCCTTCGACAATTCGGAGTCTAAGTGAGTCACGACGCAGAGGCTATCCTAGCCAACCCTGCCCAGGCGCTCTGGGAACTGGATAAGGCCGATGCCGAGGAAAGCCTCATCGACTTCATCAAGCAGAACTGGTCCGCAGTGGAGCCTACCCGACCGTTCATCGACGGGTGGGCCATTCGCGCGGTGTGTGAGCACCTAGAGGCTGTCTCACGGGGTGAAATCCGCAAACTTCTCATGAACGTGCCCCCAGGGTTCATGAAATCTCTTGCGACGGACGTCTTTTGGCCTGCATGGGAATGGGGACCGAGGAATATGCCCGGTCTTCGCTACATCTGCGCCTCGTATTCGCAGGATCTAACGGTCCGCGATAACGTCCGTACAAGATCGGTAATCGCCTCTCCTAACTATCAATCAATGTGGGGAGATCGTTTTTCGTTCACAGATGACCAAAACGCGAAGCAAAAGTTCTCGAACGACCACCGCGGATTCAAAATCGCTACGTCTGTGCACGGCCTTGGCACTGGTGAGCGTGGCGATCGCGTCATTATCGACGACCCGCACAACGTTCTCGAAGCTGAATCGGATGCCAAGCGTAATTCCGCCCTTCAGTGGTTTACGGAGGTAATGCCAACACGCGTGAACGATGCCAAGACGGCTGCGTTCGTCGTGATCATGCAGCGGGTCCACGAGGAAGACGTCGCTGGCCTCATTCTGGAGAAGGAGCTCGGGTACACTCACCTCTGCATCCCGATGCACCATGATCCGGAGCACCCCCACATCGACAAGGCGCGACAGTGGTCTGGGTGGTCTGGCGATCCAAGGACAGAGCCAGAGGAACTGGCAGCGCCCGAGCGGGTCAGTCATGAAGACGTCGAGGAGATGACCAAGCAGATGATGGCGTGGGGTGGAACCTACTCTGTCGCAGGTCAGTTGGAGCAGCGCCCAGAGCCGCGTGGCGGCGGGATGGTGAAGATCGACTGGTTCGAGATCGTCGACGAGGTTCCACCAGGTCCCCACGTTCGCTGCCGAGGGTGGGATTTCGCCGGCACGGAGGGTGGGTCGGGTGCTGGGTCGGCCAGTGTTCGCACCGCAGAGGTCGCGTTGCCAGACGGGCATACGGATCTCTATGTGGAGGACGTCTGGTGGGACCGGGTGTCACCGGGTGCGCTCCGCGAGCACGTCAAGAACACCTGTATGGCTGATGGGTATGACGTCTTCCAGTCACTACCACAAGACCCTGGGCAGGCTGGTAAGTACCAGGTGGACGACATGCTGGAGATCTTCTCTGGCTATGACTTCGAATTCAGTCTCGAGTCAGGCGATAAGGTCGTCCGTTTTCGCCCGTTTGCTGCCCAGGCTGAGACTAGAGACAAGGTAAATCGCAAAATCAAGCTGGTTAGGGGCGATTGGAACAAAAAGTACCTGGACCACATCAGTAAGTTTCCGATGGGACGTTTTAAGGATATCCCGGATGCCCAATCGCGATCGTATGGTGGTATCGTGCGCCGAGGCGGCGGTCTGTTCCTGATCGGCGGTTCTACAATCATTCATCGAGCGGGGCCTTCCAGTGGGACTAACTAGCTTCATCGCGAATTTCTTCACGAAAGAGTCGGCCCCACCCGCTGGGTCGCCATTCGATCGTCAAGGCGTAGGGGGTACCACCGAAATCGGTGGTTATCTCAACAGTGCAGAGCGAAACGCCAAGTTGGCGAACGCCAGCAGTCGCCAGAAGGTCTATGACGAGATCAGCCTGAACACGGCTATCGTCGCCACAGGCCTCCGCTACTTCTCCTCACTAATCAGTGGGGTGAACTGGACCTTCCAACCTGCGAAGGATGTGAAGAAAAAGGGCGAAAACGGCGGCGAGGATACCTGGACCAGCAGCGACAAGGCGAAGAACTACGCTGACTGGATCGAGACCTCCACCACGCGCATGGAGCAGCCGTGGTATAAGGTCGTCCGCAGAACTGGACAGTTCAAGTGGATTGGCATGAGCATCCAGGAGTGCATTGCCCAGCGGATGGAAGAGGTTGCTCCAGGAATGATCGGTATCGGCTCCATCGAGAACCGACCAACGACCACCATCGACAAGTGGTTCCTCGAGGAGCAGTCGAACAAGGTGCTCGGCTGGCAGCAGCGAGATCCCAACACGGGTGCGGAGCATCTACTCGATCGCGCGCGGTGCATCTACGCTGTGGATGACACCCTGACCGATCAGCCGGACGGTGTTGGCCTACTGCGCCACGTTGTGGAGCTCTGTGAACAGCTCAAGCGTCTCGAGCAGTTGGAGGGGTGGGCGTTCGAAACGGATCTACGTGGTGTTCCCATCGGTAGGGCACCTACGGCCATCCTCGATCAGATGGTTGCGACCAACCGACTGACTCGTGCCCAGGCTGATTCCAAGCTGGAGGGAATCCAGAGCTTCATCACCAACCACATCAGGAACCCGGCGCTAGGTCTCCTGCTGGATTCGTCCTCCTATACCGGCCAGGACAATGTTCGCACGCCTAGCGCGATGCGGATGTGGGATCTCGAGCTCGCCAAGGGCAACGGCACTGGCCTAGCTGAGATCCACGTGGCTATTGAGCGGAAGCTCCACGAGATCGCTCGTGCCCTGGGCATCGAGCAGTTCATGCTAGGCTCTTCTTCCAAGGGTAGCTTGGCGCTCAGCGAAGACAAAACTCGTAACCTACACGAGCTGATCAACGCTACGGTCTCTGAGATCTCGCATACGCTTCAGCGCGACTTCGTCGATCGCATTGTCGCACTGAATAAGTGGGATCCAAAGCTCACCCCGAAGCTGACCCCGGACGCAGTGGCGCTTCGCAGTGTGGCCGTGATCGTGGAGTCGCTCAGCAAGCTGGCACTCGCCGGTGCGACCCTGGATAGAAATGACCCCGTCATTAACCAGATTCGTAGTATGCTGAGGCTGGTTGATCAGCCTTTCGTAACCGAAGACATGAAGGTGGAGACTAAGGCTCCAAATTCAGGCGGTACGCCTGGCGAGAAGCTTCCCGCGAAGCCGACCCCCACTAAGGAGGACTAGCATGGGTACCGTCAGCATCAACAGTAACAACTTCACCATCTACGGCACATCGGCAGCGGCAGACATCCACTGGGATGGGTCGATCGGCGACACGGCCACCCTATGGGCGGCTTCCGATGACGACACCAGGGCCAAGGGATTGGTCTCAGCGACTCGGCTGCTCGATAGGCAGCGGTACGTAGACGCCGCTGCAACGTTCTCCCTACGCGATGCCATTACGGCCTTCCAAACGGCCTGCTACGAGCTCGCTGGTATGATCATCGAGAACCCCTCGCTGGTTACCGATGCCACCAGTGGCCAGAACATCAAGCGAGTCGATGCGGGTGGTGGCGTCGGCGTCGAGTTCTTCAGCCCCACCCTGGGCATTACTGGGCGCTTCCCCACCAACATCCAGGAACTCATTGGAGAGTACCTGGCTGGTGCAGAGGGTGGTGAGATCAGCGGCAGCTATGGTTCCGGCACGGGAGAGTCGTCAACCTTTGGCGACACGAACCCGAATGACCTATACGGTCTGACTCGGGGCATCTAGTGGGGCAGAAGTTCTGGGGTGTGGATATCTCAGCGGTCGTGGCAGGAGCTGCCAAGAAAACTGATCTTCCCAACTTCACACTAACGAAGAAGGCTCTAAGTACTCCCGTTACCGGAGCTCTTTCTGGTGCTGGTACCCCAGGGACCGTTACCACGTACTCAGTCTGGGGTGCCATCACCCACTATGAACTCGGTGAGTATACTAAGACAGAGAGTGGTTTTAATCGCACCAGTACGTGGGAAACTGATATCCAGCGTGGGGATAAGAAGATTATCATCATCGCAGCCCCGTTGATTAAGGTGGGGGCGAAGCCAGAGCCTGGGGATACGATCACCAATGGCTCGGAGGTCTACGTAATCATCCATGCGATTGCGGATGCTGCCTTGGCGAAGTGGGAATGCCAGTGCAGAGGATGAAAATAAACCTGAAAAAGGAAGTTGTGTTGTCAATCAACTCAGCTTAAACATATCTCAATGGCAAAGAACACAAACCTCCTGACGCTGAAGAACAAGCAGCGAATCGCCGCTCTGGACGCGTGCGGATTGGGAGGTGTTGACGGCGCAGTGGTGATGTTGAAGTCCAACGGGACTGATGTCACCGATGTGCTCCGAGATGAACTTCTCGCCAAGTGCTCGTCCGGCCAGTACGTGGAGCTGGAACTCGATGTTCTTGCCTACGAGCAGGAAGCTGGCAAGCCGAACCGTAACTACGTGCGCATCAAGGACAGCGCCATGATGGCGTTCGGGAAGACGGGTGCAGGCAAGCCCTTCATTCGTGATCACGAACACCAGAACTCGATGGCCGTCTGTGGCAAGATCATGCAGTGCGAAACCGAGAAGCGGGGCGAAGGCTCCTACGCGGTTCGCCAGAAGGTCACGCTTAC